CATGCTCGTGGGACTGGTCGATGTTGATGGTCATAACTATCCGAATCTCTGTCTGATGAAGCTGTCAGCGTATCACAAAACACAGGGACACACGGTGGAATGGCATCAGGAAGGAAAGCATTACGACATAGTCTACATGTCGAAGGTTTTCTCCAACGATTACACACCAGATTACACCGGAGTAATAGATGCCGACACGATCATCAAAGGTGGTACAGGATACGCTATTTCCCTCATCGATGGAAAGGAGGTGTACGACAAGTCAAAGGACATAGAACTTCCTTATGAAATAGAACACATCTATCCCGATTACTCCATTTATCCGCAGTACACACATTACGGAGAGAGTCTTAAAAAGCAAAGAGCATACGGATTCCTCACGAGAGGTTGTCCCAGGGGTTGTGATTTCTGTCATGTGGCAAAAAAAGAAACGAGGTGCTCTCACAAGGTCGCAGACTTATCAGAATTCTGGAGAGGACAGGGAAACATTACTCTGAACGACCCAAATCTTCTGGCATGTAAAGACTGGAGAGAACTACTTAAGCAACTGGTAGATTCCAACGCCAAGATAGAACTCAACCAAGGGATCGATGCGAGACTTATTACTCCTGAGAAGGCTGAACTACTTGCATCCATGAAGCTGACAAAACAGCATTTTGCAATGGACACGATGGAAAGCATCGAGCCTGTAACAAAAGGATTGAAACTGTATGTAGATGCCTGCAAGCGCATCAAAGGAAGGTGGAACTGGAGGGACGCAAAGGTTTATGTCCTTGTTAATTTCGGAACCACATTCGAACAGGATATGTATCGGATACAACGGATTAGGGAGTGCGAGTGTCATCCATACGTGATGATCTACAACAAATACTCGGCACCACCGATTCTGAGAAGACTTCAGAGATATACGAACAGCGTACAGTTCTACGCTACATATCCTGATTTCTGGACATATCAGCAAGGTGAAATACCGAAGCACATATATAAAGAAGTCATCTGGTCACCTGACCCGATCGAGAACGAGCAAATCAAGTGTTTGAAATTGCTTGAAGGAGGATGAAATGAACTGGATTAGCGTTAATGAAAGACTTCCCGAAGACCCTGGGACATATCTCGTAACGGTCGAGAATCCCACAACCAAGCAGATGGATGTCTGGATTGAATACTACGATAACCGAATTTCTCCTGAGGCAAACATCAGCGATGAGACTGTATTCGACAACGGATACGCCTTCGGCTCACCGTATGCTGACGGTCTTGACGATCTGGCGAACGTCTTTGCGTGGATGCCTGTCCCGGAGCCTTTCAATCCTGATGAGGGTAAGTGATGAACAAGGTGACAGTCACACAGGCCAGTAAGGAACTGGAGATGACTCCTCTCACACTGAGGGTCCTGATGGCATCAGGAAAACTCAACATCGGTTTCTACACCAAGAAACCTGATGCAAAGAGAGGTCACTACGTCATCTACCGGAGACTTCTGGATATTGAGAAAGAGAGGTTACTGATTGAGTAACAGGAGTGAAGGTACATCCTTCGAGGGCATCCTCTGTGACACACTCGCAAAGGAAGGGTTCTGGGCACACAACATGGCTCAGAAAGCTTCGGGACAGCCTGCGGATGTCATCGCAGTCAAAGGTGGTATCGGGTATCTCATCGACTGCAAAGTCTGCGAGAAGAACTTCTTCAGACTCGACAGAGTGGAAGAGAACCAGGATTCAGCCATGAGCCTCTGGAAGGCTTGCGGAAACACAGGTGCTTACTTTGCTGTGAGATTGGCAGACGGCTCGACCTATATGATCCCTTACGAGGATATCGTGGATGCCAGAAGGAGAGGGGTCAAGTCCCTCAAGAGGAGAGACCTCATCATGTATCTCTCCTTACCTCAGTGGCTGAGGTTAAGACAATGATTTTTCTCTTAGAAAACAAAATTAGGGTACTGAGTCCAAGAAAAGAACTTACGCAGTGGTGTAAGGAGAATCTGGAGATTGCAAACCCGGAGTATTTGAAAAAGAAAAGGATGGGGCTGTGGACAGGCGGTACGCCTGCGACCATCGTCCTCTGGGAAAAGGTGGGGAATGAGATACACATCCCTTACGGCTGTGTAGAGCCTCTGATGGAAGTCTTTCCTGACAATCTTGAAAACCTGTGGCTCGACTCCACACCCAAGAAGGATTACACCAACATTCTCCCTGGGATCCCACTGTATGACTATCAGGTGCAGGCCACCACACAGATGGTACTACACCACACAGGCATCCTGCAGGCACCTGCAGGCAGTGGCAAGACTCAGATGGGATTGTCCATCATATCCACACTCGGTAAAAGGGCTTTGTGGCTGACGCACACTAAAGACCTTTTGAACCAGAGTAAAGAACGAGCCGAGAAGTACTGGCCTTCCGAACTTTTGGGAACGATCACTGAAGGTAAGGTGGAGATCGGGAGTCATGTGACTTTCGCTACAGTACAGACCATGTCGCACCTCGACCTGAGCCAGTACGCAGACTACTGGGATGTCATCATCTGTGATGAGTGCCACCGTATCTGCGGTTCACCTACGGCAGTGACCATGTTCTCCAAGGTCCTGAACACTCTGAAAGCGCAGTTCAAGTACGGACTCTCGGCTACGGTACACAGGGCTGACGGACTCATCAAGTGCACGCTTGCACTGATTGGGCCGGTACAGGCAGTAGTGCCAAAGGCAGCTGTCGAGAAGACAGTCATGCCGGTCACGGTAAGGCCTCGCAGTACAGGAGTCACACTCTCCCGAGACTGCATCGGGTCTGATGGGATGGTCATCTACCAGAAGCTGATCAAGAGTCTGGTAGACAACGAGGACAGGAACACAAACATCGGTGGTGACATCGCTTATGAAGCGTGGAAAGGTCACTCCTGTCTGGTTCTGTCCGATCGTGTGGGACATCTGAAGCATATACAGTCGATGCTCCCGAAAGATCTTCGTGATGTATCCGCTTTTATTGATGGGTCGATGACATCCAAGACAAAGAAGCAGGAAAGAGCCGATGCTATCGAGGAGATGAGGACCGGCGAGAAGAGGATACTCTTCGCCACATATGCACTCTGCAAAGAAGGAATGGATATTCCAAGACTGGACAGGCTCTTCCTCACGACACCACAGAAGGACTACGCAGTAGTCACACAGTCCATCGGACGTATCGCAAGACGGTTCGATGGTAAGGAAACAGCAATCGCCTACGACTACGTGGACAACATTCAGTCACTGGTCAAGGCATACAAGAGAAGGTGCACAACCTACCGCAAGGAAGGGTGCGAGATTGAGGAGTGAGTATGGTATCGGACAATCACATCATTGTGTGGCAAGACCACCATCTCCATATCGAATGCCACTTTGCTGACGATCCTGTATTCACACTTGAGCAGGAACAGATACTACATGCAATCGCAAAAGCTTTCCGTCAGCAGAATCTGGCAGAAGAAAGACGTAAGCGATACGCAGAGAACAGGAAGAGGAAGAGAGAGGAACGGTCATGAGAACAGCGGTCAAGGTCATCACAGGAATTTCCATTCTGGGAATCGCAGTCGGAGGCTCAATGCTCGACAGTCAGTTCCTGGTACTGCCGATGCTGATGATCGTACCGAGTATGGCATGGCTCGGACTCCTCGTGTGGGTAAACATGTCTCATGAAGTGAGGTAACAGAAGTGTGTGAATTTTGCAGAGAACCCGATATAAATACCGATACAAACTTCGCTCATGTTGTGGGAGAAGATGCCAACGGTAACAAAAGAAGCTTTATCAAGAGCGACAGCAGGATATTCAATAAGATGCTTTATGTCAGCATCAGCATTGAAACCGTGATGGATGTAAGTGCCAGATACAAGATTAAGTATTGTCCCTGGTGCGGACGCAAACTCTAAAGGAGGGAAGAATGACACTCATCAAACTACAGGAAATTCTCGGAAACAGAATCGAAATCACACTTAAAGAGATGACACCGGAAGAGAGGATCATCGAGAACGAGCAGTCCGCTCTGGTCATGAATCTCGCAAAGCAGATGATCAACAACGGTGATCTCATCCTGCGGACCGAGAAACTTGCAGCACAGGCAAAGAATCTCAAAGAGAGTTACGCCATGAAACTCATCACAGGGTGATGACCAATGTGGAAAACAGAAGAACTTGAATTCTTAAGAGAATATTATCCGGATCATGGTTCAGAAAAGACTGCAGTTGAGATGCACAAACGATTCGGAAGGAATGTCGCAAGACAGACACTTAGAAATCGTGCTCACAAACTCGGAATAAAGATCTCACCTGAACTTAAGAAAACACAACTGCAGTCAGCGTGGAAAATCACAGGTAAAACTCCCAGGGAAGTCGGTTATATCAATCCTGACACAGGAATGATTAAAACAGAGATCGGATGGGCAAGACTTGGTGCAATCATGGGTATCCCAAAAGGTAACTATCTTGTCCACCTGGATGGAGACATCACTAACAATGATCCATCAAATCTGCAGGTTATCCCTGTTGAGATGAGTATGAGAATGACTCTCAATAAGTTCTGGAGTGATCATCCAGAGATCACAAAAACAGGGATCCTGTGCCTCACTCTGGAAGAAGCATTAAAGGAGACATCATGATCTCAGGCGTAACAATCTTTGACTTCGAGGTCACAGCACACGACTGGCTCGTAGTCATGAAAGATCTCGACAGTGGTTCATACTTCAGATTCCATAATGATCCTGAGGGAGTCAGATACTTCATGCAAGACAATCCGTGGCTCTGTGGATTCAACACCAAACACTACGACTCCCACATCCTCAAGGCAGTCTGTGCAGGATTCTCACCGGAAGAGGTCAAGGTCGTTAACGACCGCATCATCTTGGAAGAGATGAACGGATGGGATGTTCCTGAGTTACGAGATGTGCGTGCTTACTTCGACATTATCGACCTCGCAGATGACTGCCAGATGGGAACGTCACTGAAGGGATTTGAGGCTCACATGGGAATGAATATCAAGGAGACAGACGTTTCCTTCGATATCGACAGACCGCTCACCTTTGACGAGGTTCAGAAGATGTTCGACTACTGCCGGGAAGATGTCAAAGCAACAGAGGTGCTCTTCAATGTCAGACTTCCCTATCTGGAGAACAAAATCAATCTGGGCAGAAAATGTGGCCTCACTGATCGTGAAGCACTGAAGCTGACCAACGCCAAGCTGACTGCAAGGTATCTCAAGGCTGAGAGACCAAGAGAACAGTGGAGCGATGAGAGGGAATATAAGATCCCTGAGAACCTGAAGAGGGAATACGTACCGTCCCAGGTACTGAAGTTCTTTGATGACATCCATGACAAGAGCATTCCTGATGAGGAGTACTTCAGCAGGAAGATAAATTTCAATCTCGGTCGCTCCGAGACAACAGTAGGCTTCGGTGGATGCCACTCGGCTATACCGAACTTCGTATGGAAAGAAGGTGATCAATGAGATACGTGAAACGAGGCATGAGAGGTAAGTGCGGAGTGTATCTGATTACCAACACAGTAAACGGCAAACGATATGTCGGTGCCAGTTTCAACATGGCAAATAGAGTAAATCAGCACTTCGGAAAGATATGCCTCGATAAATATGCAGACATACATCCATTTTACGGAGATATCCGAAAATACGGCAGAGATGCGTTTGATATCAAGGTGCTTGAGTTCTGTTCCAGGGAACAGAAGTTAGAAACTGAAAGAAAGTGGTATCACATTCTGAAACCAGAATACAACTTGGTCGAACCAGATGATTGTCCGTTTCGACACAAGGTTGTACAAGAAAAATCAAAACGTGCCTGCGCTTCACCCAAGGGTGTAGCAAACCGGATTAAAGCACACCGAACCGAATCATGTCGTGCCAAATGTAAAGAGATACAGAGAAAAAGGATGGTACCATGTCGAGCCATCCGAAGCGATGGTAAGATCTTCAATTTTGAATCTTACTGCGATGCAGGTCGATGGTTGGGTCGAGGTAATGTTTTAGCAAGCACTGTGTCACATATAAAACGAGCAATCGAAACGAACACCCTTGCGTTCGGTTATAGATGGGAGGTGATAAGACATGAGAATCCTGCGTAACTTCGACGTGGGATCGATAGTGTGAATCCTACTATCCCCATCTCATGACAATCTACGGATATACTTCCAGAGCCATTCCTGACCCTCAGATATTTGCTGACGTTCTGGAGACCAGAATGAAGGCAAAGAAGTCAGGAGACAAGACCACAGCCAACTGCCTGAAGCTTGTTGCCAACACCACTTATGGTGCGTCAGGTGCCAAGTTCAATGAACTGTTTGATCCACTGGCGATGCGCTCAGTATGCATCTCAGGTCAGCTTTTCCTCTTGGAATTGGCAGGCCATCTCATGCAAGACATTCCCGATCTGGAGATCGTGCAGCTTAACACTGACGGTATCATGATTGCCTTCGATGACAGCTACTACGACAAGGTTCTGGAAATCGTGAACGAGTGGCAAGAGCGGACAGGGTTTGAACTGGAAGAGGACCAGATTGTACAGATTATACAGAAGGACGTAAATTCGTACATCGAGGTGCAGAAAGACGGCAGTATTAAATCCAAAGGTGGAAAACTCGTAAGAGGTGTCCTGACAAACGGCAACGTAGATTTCAAATCAATGGGATTCTCTAACTGGGAGAACCTTGGTGGTGGTGCATTCAAGATCAACAACGATGCCGTTATCATACCTCGTGCTGTTGTCGAGTACTTCGTACACGGCACTCCTGTAGAGGAAACCATCAATGCATCGGACAACATCTTCGACTTCCAGCTGATATCCAAAGCAGGTGGTAAATACGAGAGGTGCTTCAGTACTTACGAAAATTCTGAATATCCTGTGCAGAAAGTGAACAGAGTATACGCCACAAAGATTGAGGCATACGGAACTATCTACAAAGTCCACGGCACAACAGGTAGACCTGCAAAGGTCGGAGGTCTGCCGGAACACTGCCTGATAGACAACGACAATCACTGCACTATCGATGCGGTAGACAGAGATTGGTACATCAGACAGGCAAATGAAACTATCAACATGTTCCTGGGGGTTAAGCCTCCGAAGGTAAACAGGAGAAGGATATCTGCACTCCAGAGAAGGTGCATGACTATCCTCAAGAGACTCGATTAAGGAGAGAAAAATATGATCGTTACAAAGAAAGAGTTCGTAAAAGTATCACGCAAGGTAATGTATGAAGTGATTGATGAGTCATTTGAAAACAAAGATGATGCCACCACAGAAGGTCTTGCGTGGATCACGGCTGTGAAATTTCTTACAACGAGCCGGACAATATTCGGAGAGGCTGACCAGATCGATATATCCGAAGAAGAATTCATCGACAAACTCAGCGATTTCAGCGCAACAGCTTGCATGAGACTCGCTGACGCTGGAGAGAACAAAGGTCTTGCTCTCACAGCACTGGTTACCGGCTTACTCTGCACAGCAGTAAACGGAAAGATCACCAACGATATCAGAAAACAGCTTTTCAAGAAGGAGGAAGACTGATGGCAACAACTGAGAAGAAAAACATCCTGCAGAAACTGGCAGAAGCCAGGCTCAGATTCCTGAATGAGCATATCAAGAAATCCGGCAAGAATATGAAACTGGAGTTCACGTACTTCGAGTTGAAGGACATCGTTCCTTCTGCGACCAAGATCTTTGCAGACCTTGGCATCGCATCCCTGGTCAACTTCGACAGCGAAGAAGCAAAGATGGAACTCTACAATGCGGACAACCCCGAGGAGTCCCCTGTGATCTTCACCATTCCCTACAAAGAGGCCCCGGTCATCGTCAGCAATGCCGGTAAGGAAGTCACCAATCCACTCCAGGCACTGGGTGCTACCATCACCTATCTGCGCAGGTATCTGTACATGCTTACCCTCGACATCGTTGAGGATGACGAGACAGACGCAAACCTTGGCAGTGAGTCTGCAAAGGAAGAGAAGCCTGCACCGGCAAAGAAGCCTGCCACTACTGCAGAGCGCAAACAGACCAAGAAAAAGCTGACTGAAGAGGCATCCGCACCGGCGAGTGCAGAACAGCTTGCAGAACTGAAGGAGCTGTCGAAATTCCTCGTACAGAAGGATCCCGAGAAGCAGAGAGACTTTGTCCAGCAGGTCGCACTCAAGACCAAGTCCTACACAGCCATCAGCGCAGAGGCCTGCAGACAGCTGATCGAGCACATGACAGCAATGAAGGGAGAATATGATGCAGTGGAACAGTGACAACACCATCAGCGTGACACCGCCCAAGAAACCCAAGAAGGTCACCGGCACGAGATTTGCCTCAGTCCTCGACCTCAACAGATGGAGCAGTCCCTTTGAGGCTTGGTGCGCTATCACCCGCACCTACGAGGAGCCTTTTGAGGATACCATCTACACCATCGCCGGTAAGGTCATCGAGCCGAAACAGGCTGACTGGATCGCAGAGACATACTTCTGGGAGAAGCTTGTGAGGCCGGCAGACATCTGGGGAGAGGATTACTTCCGCAAGACATGGGGAGACTTCTTCTCCGATACCAAGATCTTCGGCGGTATGTGGGACTACCTCTTTGAGGACTCCAAGGGGAATCCCACCACAGTCCTTGAGATGAAGACTACCAAGAGGGTCGAGGACTGGGACGAAGGTAAGATCCCTGAGTATTACGCCATGCAGGCTGCACTTTACGCCTACCTGCTCAAGGTGGACAGGGTCATCATGGTCTGCACAGTACTTGAGGACAAGGACTATGAGAACCCTGAGACCTTCAAGGTGAGCGCAAGGAATACCTTCACGAGGGAGTTCCTCGTATCAGAGAGGTATCCCGACATGGGCAAGACCATCCGCAAGGTCAAGAAGTGGTGGAAAGACCATGTAGTGACCGGCAAGTCTCCTGCCTATGACGAGAAGAGGGATGCGGACATCCTGAAGGCACTGAGAGCCAACACTGTCAATCCTGAGACCGATGTTGCGGATCTGGTAAAAGAAGCAGAGGAGATCCAGTCGAGGCTCGATGAGGTGGCAGAGCGGACTGCAGATGATGTCAAGAGACTGAAGGTCCTCAAAGACCAGATCAAGGAGATCGCTCAGGGGCAGTTCAGGGAAGGTGACAAAGAAGTCATCATCCCCGGCAGCAGATACAACTGGGTAACGAGCGTCAGCAGAAGGCTGTCCGTTGATGAGACTGCCATGAAAGAAGACGGCGTGCTCGAGAAATACAAAACCAAGGAGTCTGTGACCTACAGGCTCACCACAAAAGCAAAGGAGGACTGATGGCTATGGCAAAGATCGGACTTACAGGTGGGTTCAAACCCCTTCCCGAAGGTACATACATCCTGAAGGTTGAGAGTGTGGAATATAAGGAGAATTTCGGCAAACTTCGAATTAAGTTTGTGACCGAGGACGGCAGGTCCCACATGGAGCAGTTCTCGCTCCTGGACTCCAAGGGCAAGCCCAATGACGGTGCGTATAACGCCTTCTCCTATCTGGCGAAGACCCTTCTGGATGACTTCGACCGTGACGAGATCGATGATCAGGAACTGGTGGGACACTACATCAAGTGCTCCATCGAGCACAACGTGGTGGAAGGCAGTGACGGCAAGGTGCGGACCTATGCTCATCTGGGGAATGACAAGGAGGTAGCTTATGGATTCAATGGAGAACTTAAAGATGATAAGCGTGCAGACAGCACTGTGGGAGAGTCTGCGACAGGAGGTCTCGACCTTGACGCACTGCTCGGTATCGGATCGTAAGGATATGTTTACTGCGATAATCGATGACAAGGTCCTCAATACTGAGTTGCTGATCGAGGACCTTGATGAGATGGGATACTTCACAGCACCGGCCTCTACAAAGTATCACGGCAGTTATGAGGGAGGCCTGTTTGACCACTCCTACACGGTGGCAAGGTGCCTGGAACTGATGACAGACCAGATGGGCCTTGTCTGGGAAGATGAGAGGTCTCCGTGGATCGTAGGACTCTTCCACGACCTGTGCAAGTGTGACAGCTACATCAAGCAGAAAGACGGCACATACGCCTACAATCAGGAGCAGATCCTTCCTGGACACGCTGAGAAGTCCATCATCCTTGCACAGCAGATGGCATACCTGCCTTTTCTCGATGAAGAGCAGGTGGCGTGCATCAGATTCCATATGGGAGCGTATGAAGGCGAGAAGGTCTGGAGAAACTACGACAGGGCCATCAAAAAATATCCGAACGTCCTGTGGACACACACAGCAGACATGTACGCCAGTAAGGTCCTCGGCACATGAGATGCCCCAGATGCGGTGGCAGGCTCATCGTAAAGGACTCTCGCAAAGAAGGAGAAGAGGTACTGCGCAGAAGGCAGTGCCTCTCCTGCCGGAGAACGGTCTACACGTTTGAGAGCATCGATGACACAGGTTACGTATCCATGTTGCTGTCGAGGATACACAAGAGGGAGTTAGATAAGAATGTTGCCAAAAGAGTTGAAAGATCTGGATCAGTGGGTAGTGGCAGAGAGGGATGAGAAAAGGCCCCTCACAACAGGCGGTACATACGCATCATCCTCAGACCCTTCCACTTGGGATTCCTTCGCCAATGCCGACACAGTCGTGAATGAGTGGGGACAGGCTGACTACCTCGGGTTTGTATTCAACAACAACGGCATCGTAGGTATCGATATCGACAAGGGATTTGAGGAAGGCCTCATGACCTACCTGTGTGCGGATATCATGGATGCCTGCCAATCATACACAGAGGTCTCCCGATCGGGCAGAGGCGTACATATCATCCTGAAGGGAGACATACCATTCTCAGGCAGGAACAATCGGAACGGCGTGGAGATCTACAAGTCGGGAAGGTTCTTCATCATGACAGGTGATGTGCTCATTTTTGACGAGATCATCGAGAACCAGGAGGCACTCGACTACATCGTAGAGAAGTACTTCTCAGATGTGAGGGATGAGAGAGGGTACAGCAGGAAACTGTACACACCTGAATGGAGACCGCCTGAGAACGGCAGATTTCCTCTGAGGCCTGAGTACACACCTCTGGGACCCGGGGAGCGGAACGACTGCCTGACATCCCTCGCAGGCTCTCTCTGGAATGTGGGATACAGTTCAGAAAACATACTGTCAGAACTCAGGAAGGTAAACAGGCAGGCCTGCTCACCGCCCCTGGATGATAGGGAACTGAGGAACATTGTAAGAAGCATATCAAGGTACAGGAGATAGACATGTGGATTGAGTTGCATATCGGCAGTGAGAGAACACCGGTGACAGTAAATACAGACAGGCTTCAGGACTTCCAGCCTGTGACAAAGAACCTCGACTACCAGACCCACCTGTGGTTCTCACAGGATGAGGGCTACGTGGTAGAGGAAGGGTACAGACAGGTCAGGGAGATGATTCTGCCCGGAAGACGCACACATGATGACACCGGCGAGAAGCTGAGGAGAAGAGAGGAGTTTTTCAGGGAAAGATGAATGTACAACTCGCAGAACAGGAGACAGTCATCAACTTCTCAAGGGAGAAACCCACAGTGACCGTGTGGACATCCGACCGGACAGTGATGACAAAGATGGACAAGCTTGTAGATGCATCCACCATGTACACATGTGAGAAGGTGGACAGGGACAAGGATGGGGACATCGTATCCAAACTCTACGTGATCGCAGACAAGAAGATGCTGTCCTTCAGAAAGAACAAAGTAACTATCTCAGAGGAAAGACGGCGTGCTCTGGGTGAGCAGTTGTCGAGGAATCGTAAATAATCCCAGTAGCGTCCGTAGCTACGTAGGATTCTGAAATGTAAAGCGTTTCATGAGGGACAAAGCATGGCAGACAATTATGTGAAATTTCTCGAAGACTGCTTGAGGGAGCAGACAAAGATGACAAGCCTTATCCTCGCACAGCTTAAGAGTGTGCGTGAGGACCTGGAACACTACAAGCGTGAGGAGCGGCTTGGCAGATTTAAAGAAGCACTGATAGAAAGAGAGGCTGACAGACATGCTTGTAGAAGCAACAGCGAAGAGCCGTAAGCAGGCTCTGATGAAGTATGCACCTCAGATCAGAAGAGATGCACACGGCAAAATAATCATTGCCATTGCAAAGTGCCAGGGGTGCGGAGAAGACATAAAGTCCACAGAGATACCAACCGACCTTCAGTGGGTGGTGACCAAGAGAGGCACAGCAGTGTTCTTCCACGAGAAGTGTGCAGGAAAAGTGTGGGGAAGGAAGATACCGACATGACCATAGAAGAACTTGAGAGATACTGCATAAGAGAAGCAGTAAAGAGTGAAGCGAAAGAAAAAGAGACTCGCTCACACAGTATCAGCTACTACCACAAAGGATGCGCTGACACCTACAAGTGGATAGCTGCAGTCATTCAGCAGAATAAAGAGAGGATCACCCCTCACTGACATAAAGGTTTGCCGTCAGCCTAAACGGTCGGGACTGCCTGCTGAGGACAGCACCGAGACCTCGCTTTTTTTCATTTAGCCCTCCACTCGGTAAAGCAGGTTCGATTCCTGCTCAGTCCCTTCATCCTGCGCACTAACAACAATCAAGTCTTATAAGAAGAAAGGAGGTATCTTCTTTCCAATGTACAACAAATTCACAACGTGCGAAAAACAGGGGAGAGCGCAGGCTCCCCATTATAGGAGACAATCATGGTAGTTATCGATAAGGAACAGGCCCGGGACACCATCAGCCACATGAGGGACATTGACGGATATGCATCAGGAGACTGCGTCAGCCGTAAAGCGGTTCTGGCTCTGCTCGATGCTATCGATGAGATTGACCTCGATGCACTGGAAGACGATCTAAAGTAAGGAGGAAATATGCCGGTAGATAAAGACAAACTCAACCATCTCATCGGGTTTCCGAACGATGATGGAACATTCACCATGACATTTGAGTCAGCAGGTGTTAAGGACCTCGATCCTGAGGCATCCACAGTAAGCGAGAGACAGCGCATCCTCAGAGAAGCAGAACACAGCATCTGTGGACAGCGTGAACAGGACTACGGCTCACCTGAAGATAACTTTGGCACCATCGCAAAGCTGTGGACCGACTACACAGGAACACTGATCACATCCCAGGATGTGGCAATGATGATGGTCCTCCTCAAGGTAGCACGCATCAAGAACGGCGGAGGGAGCGGTGACAGCTTCGTGGATATTGCAGGATACGCAGCCTGTGGAGGTGAGATTTGGCGAGATACATCAGCATGAGTGTAATGGGTCCCAGAGGTCCTTACTACCCTGTGGTGGACACGGCTACCGGCAGGTGGGTGAGAGTAGAAGGATGCCAACTCTGGGCAGACAAGAGAGCAAAGGAGTACAACGATGGGAAACATCAGAAGAGAGGACGTACTGAATTGTCCTCTGACATTCACGGCAAAGAATGACCATGACGCAAAGATCATCCAGGAAGTCCTGCATGCAGTCATGGATTATGTAAAGAAACTGCCCCCGGCAGAAGAGGCAGTACAGAAGAGACCGGCAGAAGAGGCAGTACAGAAGAGACCGGCAACAAGAAGGAAGAAGTCATGACGGAAGAGTTATTCCAGTTACACAACGGCAGATACATCGCATCGGAGGAGATCTCAGAGAAGATGACCTACATCAAGAGTGTCCACCCTGAGTATCCTCCGGTGGACTCCACAGGGTATTCCTGGGACGAGGCAGGTATGGCTGACCTCTTTGCGGAGTGCTACATGTCGAGCACAAGATACTGTCCTGAGAAGAAATCTTGGATGTCGTGGTCAGAAGGACGGTGGATCACTGACACAGGTGCTCTCATCGTGAGTGCGAATATCAAAGAGTTCGTGAGGATAATGGCTCTGTACTGCGGTGAGATAGAGGATGAGGACAAGAGAAAGGCCTATATGGGATTTGTTGCCAAGATGGGTGATCGGAGATTCCGGGACAGGATCTGCAAGGATGCTGCGGATGTCATGATGATCCACGCTCAGGAGTTTGACGCAAAGCCCAGCCTCATCAACTGTACCAACGGCACATACAATCTGGAGGACGGTACCTTCAAGCCCCATGACAGGAATGACTTCCTCACCATGCAGACGAATTTTCCCTACACCCTCCAGAAGGTACGGTGTAAAAGATGGGAGCAGTTCATCAGTGAGGTAACACAGCAAGATGAGGAGAAGGCAGATTTTCTCCAACGTGCTCTGGGCTACTCCATTCTGGGAACGAGCGCAGAAGAGTGTATGTTCATCCTTCACGGCAAGACCACTCGCAACGGCAAGAGCACACTCCTGGATGCCATCCACCATCTTCTCGGAGACTACGCCACAGTGGCTCCGGTAGAACTCATCTGCAAGAGTGACAAGGCAAGGAACGCAGAAGCACCCACGAGCGCACTGGCAAGCCTCAAGGGCAAGAGGTTCGTGACCATGGCAGAGTCGGACTCCGCCGGCAGGCTCGATGAGTCAGTGATCAAGCAGTACACCGGCGGTGAGGAGATCAAGGCGAGGGAGTTGTACCAGAGTGCGTTCACCTTCAAGCCTCAGTTTACCCTGTGGCTGTCCTGCAATGATTTGCCGGCAGTCAGGGACAAGTCGCTCTTTGCGTCCGATCGTATCAGGGTCATCGAGTTCAACCGGCATTTCTCAGACGCAGAGCAGGACAAGGGCCTGAAGGACTATTTTGAGAGTGAAGAGGCGATGCCCGGTATCTTCGCATGGCTCGTGGAAGGATACAGGAAATATAAGAAGGACGGCCTCAGGATGCCTGACAGCCTCAGAGATGTGGTAAAGCAGTACGAGAGGGAAAACGACTACGTTCTGCAGTTTCTGGAAGAGAGATGCGAGAAGGCTGACGGCGAGATCAAACTCAAGACCCTCTACGACCACTACAAGATCTGGGCGAGGGCCTGCGGATTCTCGGCTACAAGCCTCAAGAAATTCCATGCGGGACTCGCACAGCATCCTGAATGGCACACAGGGAGCAGGCAGGACCACGGTGTCAGGTGGTACTCAGGCCTGAGAGTAAAGGAGTAGATATGTTAGCAGAAACAGCATTCTGTGTGAACCTCAACAGGTTCATGAATGAGAAAGGCATCAGCCCACGCAGGCTTGCTGAGAAGTCAGAAGTAAGCCTCACAGGCGTGTACGAGGCGAGAAGGGGCAAGACAGTCCCCAACGTGATCACTGCGTGGAAACTCGCCAAGGGGCTGGGGGTGAGCATGGATGACCTCATGAAAGGAGCAACGAAATGAACGTATTTGTGAACAGCATCACAGGCATCGATGATGCGATCGTGTCCATGTACTTCTCAAAGAGGTCATGGACCAGAGTAATGGAAGAGCATATCAGGGATGTGTGCCACAGGGTCCTCACCAGAAGAGGGGTAAAGATGGCCAACCTCTTTTTGGATCCCACACATGCAGAAGAATTTGACAAGTGGATGATGATCCTCACCAAGTGGGGCAGAAAACACCCCACACTGCTCCGTTTCATCGACATCTCGGTAACTGTGGAAGGTCTGCACAGAGCAGGACAGGATGACTGGGACTCCCACGCCAAGAGGTTTGACAACCGGATCATCAGGGCAAGCACGAGACTTGCAGACTTCAAAGAAGGCGAGATGAGCGACTACTACAGGGACAAGATCATCCCTACAGACCTTGCCCTGACCTATCTGGGAATCGAGGCACCGGCAGCTTTTGAGCACAACGGCATTACCTACGTCAAGACAGTAAACGGATACATCCTGGAAGGTATGCAGAACAACCATGATGTGAAGAGAGGACTCTACATGCTGTCCATTCCTTCCAACTTCATCTTTAAGATCAACCTGACCGAGTGGTCCCATGTCTACAAAGAGCGCAACTGTCTGAGCGGAGCCAATCCTGAAGTGAAGGAATGCTGTGAGGAGATCGCAGACCAGATTGAGGACATTCAACCGTTGTTCAACAGAGACCTATTCAAAGAGATCCCGAACTGAGAGGTGAAATCAATGAAGAGAAGAAATATTGCGCTGGTCGTACTGACCACTATAATCACGCTGTTACTGCTCACCATGTTCGCCTTCGTGACAGCAGAAGCCAAATCCGTACTCGTAGGTACTGACGCAGACCAGGACACCACCATCTCTGACGAGAGGAAACCCTTTACAGGGTGGTTCAGGTTCAGGGGCAGGACCTACTACGGATACAAGACCGGACACCACACACTCGCCAGAAACTGCTACAGGGTCAGAAATGGGAAACTGTACTACCTCGGAGAAGACTGCGCAGTAATCAGGAAGAGTGACAGGTACATCACTCTCCACAGAGATGGGAGTGTGAAGTATGTCAGGATATCAGGGATGGAAGACATCCTGAGATTCAACTCCGACAGACGCAGATATCAGTACAGAGGTAAAGACGGCAGGTGGCACGACACCGGCATGGAGATGTGGCCCTACGGCATGATCGACAGGAGGAAATGATGACAGGAAATGAGTATCAGAAACAGGCTGCGAGAACGATCAATCATGATCTGTTCCCAAGTCAATTGGAAATGCACGCACTGCATGGCATGGTGTCCGAGATCGGAGAACTTCACAGTATTTATCAGAAGATTTATCAGGGACATCCAGGCGATACCGCAGAACACAAGAAAAAGGAACTCGGTGATCTCGCTTGGTTCATGGCAGAATATTGCACCGCAAATGGTTGGGACCTCGATGAGATCTTCCAGATAAACATCGACAAGCTGAGAGCCAGATACCCCAAAGGCTTCGATGCTGATCGCTCTCTGCATCGTGTTGAGGGTGATGTGTAGTCAACTATGGGTCAACTAAATTAGGTGGTGCAGTCTATAGAGGATGCGTCCTTGCATGGCTGTTAAATGTCCAGAAGACCAGCGTAGGTCATAGAGGAAACAGCCGCCATGATGGAGAAGGCAATGACAAAAGAAGAGACACAGAGAGCATGTATGCGGATCGGTGACAATATTGCCAGATACCTCAATAGAGCAGGAATGACTCAGAGGATGCTTGCGGCTCAGGCGGATATAACAGAGGTGTCAATCAGCCGATATATCAGCGGAGATAGAGCACCGAGAGCATTGGCGTTATATAGGATTTCAAAAGCATTAAACTGCACGATGGAAGATTTGATGTATGGTGTGTTCGATTAAACCGCCATGATGGAGGGATAGATAGAAAATGACAGTAAATGACGTAGTTCAGTTTACGGAGAATCACAAGTGGTGCGGATGCTTTGGCGTGATCACCGAGGACAAAAGGAAAGGAGATGCAAGACGGTACATGATCGGCGTGCAGATCCCGCAGCAGGGAACGGCATACATCTTCGATGACGGTAGCAATATTGAGTATTTCGGCAAGGCTGTTCTGGTAGAAAAGAGGGACGAGGAATGAAAATCATAATTATCGAAGCCACAGCAGAAGACCTGCGTGCAAGCCGTACACTGACAGATGCCATATCAATGGCGTTTTCAAGAATCGCCAATACAATCTGCTATCCGAAGTACGATACAGATGAAGCGGAGGAAGCGGAGGAAGACAATGGCTGAAAAAGAATACGCACTGCGGATTTTAGATGAAATCAGAAATAGAGATGGCATTGGGTATAACGATTACAGTGATTTATGGGATGCTATATCAGAAATCCCTGTGAAGGAGGACGCCGATGGTTGAGTATATCGACAGGCGGGCGGCGATTGATGCGGTCAATCATGCACTCGACAGAGAGACACTTCTTTTCTCGTTTGTAAGAAAGGTTGCTATATCTGCATTAAAAGGATTGCACGCCGCAGATGTTGTTCCTGTGGTATTTTGTAAGGATTGCCGGAAAAGACGTAAAGACGGTTATTGCACAAAGTTTATACAGAACATTAGCGGAATCGCCTCCGTCTGGTATATGCCACAAGATGATGATTTTTGCAGTTACGGCGAAAGAAAGGAGCAAAAAACATGTTGATGCTGACGCTTGAAGATGCCGTAAAGGTCACAAAAAGGCTTGTCAATGACGGCATGGATGATGAAGAAATCATCAGGCAGGAGTTGGAGCAGAAGTGTTGGCTTCCGCCCGAAATGGATGAAGCGGCAAAACGGCTGAATGACCTGATATTTGATATCAATCCGGCTGAGATATGCAACCAGATTGAATCGGATAATCTGAAAAACTGGTGCGGGGTTGTCCAGATGCAGATGAAGATGGCAATGGCACAGTTGCCTTGTTGGAGCGAGGAGGAGTGAGGGCATGAGAAAGAAATATATCGTTGAGATTGAAGACAAGCCTTTCCACAAAGAGGATGGTGATTTTCTGTACAGAGTCAAAGGATTCAACAGCCTTGTTTTTGATATGACAGGTATTGGTAAGTTGACGCCCTACACCGAACCCGACCTTGAGCAGGTCAGGAAAGAGGGGTACAAAGAGGGTCGTGAAGCCGGTATCAAGGACGGCAAGTGTGAAGCATGGGAAGCGGCAAGGAAGATTATTCACATGCCGGAAGGCGATTTGCTCAATATCTTCACTGAGTGCTATTCCGCTGTGTGCACTGCTCTTCAAGTGATCCTCAAGTATGACGCTTCCGAAGCCATCGAGAAAATCCGGCAGTATGAGCAAGAGCAGGAAGAGAGCAAAGCAGTACTCGACATGAACAGCAATCTCCGCAGGATCCCTGTGCTGATCAACGGCACAGAATACTATGCTTACGTATCATCTATCACTCAGAAGAAGACGGACCTGAGTATAGCAGGTACAGACCTGTTTACTGCAAAGATAGAGTTAACTGCTCCATTTATACCTTTTATCTCCAGGTGATTTTCCAGGTGGGTAGCTGAGTTTTATGGGACCCAGTACTTTCAGAAATATGGATTCAGAAAGGAGGTGATTACAGGTATGACAGTAAAGGACATCATGTGGCAGGTGTGCAACGACAAGGAAATCACCCTCTCAGAAGCTGCGGAAAATATCGGAATTTCCAAAGGTTCTCTCTATAACCAGATGAAAAAAGAGGACGGGATGCGCATCAGATTAGATACGTTAATTCGTTATTTCGGCAGTCTGGAGTGCGAAATCTACATCAGCGATGCAGTCACCGGAGTCGAGTATATTCTCGATGGAGAGGATGAAGAGGTCAAATTAAGGTTCGCAAAGAATAGAGACAACAGTTGGTGAAAAATTTGCAGTGTTCTAACGTGTATATAATCCTGTTCTATTCTGTGTAGTAAATGACAGGTTGATTTGTTCTAAACATGTATAGAAAGACCTCTGAAACTTTCTCTTAGTAGGGGTATATATAGAAAAGATTGGGAGGTCTTTCTACATAAGAATAGAACAAGATGGAAAGGAGCGAAAGGTTGACGAAATATCGTAAATCCGTGAAGAAATCCGAAGCAGTCCAGAGCGAGACTGTGACGGAGAAGGCAGAAGGAAAGAAGGTGGACAAAGTGGAGAAGAGCGTGTATAATCCTGAGACATGGACAGAGCAGTTCTTCAGGGAGAAGAGAGAAAGAGAAGAAGTTCAGAAAGATGAAAGGAACAGTTCTGCGAAAGCAGAGACTGCGACAGGAACGACAGGTCAGGAAAATGGAAAGGGTATCCCGGCTGAAAAGGGTATCCCGGGTGCGGAGGTGTGACGTGGCAGACAATACAAAGAAACCTGTAGCAAAAACACCCAGGAAGAGAGGTTCTAAATCCGCATCGGTAAAAGCCAATCTGATCAATACCACTGAATCGGATATCAGCAGGATTGTCAGGGAGTCATATCAGTATTTTGGGAGAAAACCTCCGAAGGATGATCAGGAATGTGCTGACAGGCTGAATGACTACTTCCGGCAGTGTAATGAAGAGGGACAACTTCCGACCATCGAAGACATGGCTCTGGCACTTGGAACAACCAGGACAAGCCTGTGGGAATGGGAGAATAATCGCAAGTGTGGTCCAGCCCGAGCGGACATGATAAAAACAGCAAAGCAGATTGTAGCCGGTATTGATGCCAAGCTGGCTGCAGAAGGGAAGATCCCGCAGGTCGTGTACATCTTCAGAGCGAAGAACTTCTACGGCATGAAGGATCAGCAGGATGTGATCGTGACTCCGAACACAGATCCTCTGGGTGACAGGAGGAGCGGTGAGGAGTTGACACAGAAGTATATTGATTCTGTGAAGGGAATTGAGCAGAAGGACGCAGAAGGCGCAGAAGGGAGCATTTCTGAGGACCTGAAATGAACCCCTCACCCTGGGCCGCAGACAAAAACGATCCGCTTTTGTCATGACTAACTCTATCATACCACATGTGATATGCTCCTCGGCTCCTGGGCGGCTGCAGTGGTGCATGATCATGGCATAGCCTTAAAACCGTCCACAATCGCTTGTACGGCCTTGTATCGCTTTTCATGTACTCGTCTACCACAACATGCTAAAAGGGCCTTAAATCGCCTTGTGCGGCCTTGTATCCGATCGCATAATAAAAGCACCTATCTATTGTTGATAGGTGCTTTTCTCGTTTACCAAAACAGGAAAAGTCTTTTCTTTTTTGGTAGTGGTGTTACGGTTCTAGACCACAAATATATCAATTCATTGATAGTTTCATCATTGTAGTATGGTACAACCCAACGCTTTATGCCTTGTGCCGTCCTATAGTAGCATTGACCATATGCCGGCAACAACTCACAACCGGCCACGCCTATAATGTTACGCGAGTCTTGTTTACATGACGTTCTCAATCCAATTCTACTATCAAAATTTACCTTTATGGCCGACGGTAAAACACCGGCCGACGACAAAACACATTGAGTACATGCTATCACCATTATATTAGCGGCCCGGCCTATTTGACATAATCTTTGTATTAGCGGCATGACTTGCTTTTTGTTTGTTGTCATTAAATCAGCTAATTCGTCGATAACAACTAATATTTTAGAACCGTTATATTTTCTCGTTTGTTGTACTTGCATTGCTTTATAACGTTGTTCTGTTATATCCATTGCAAGCTTTAAAGCGTTTACCATGTCAATCGGTTCTGACGCGTAACAAATTGTATGTGGTACGTTTTTATAAATTGATAATTCGACGCGTTTAGGGTCAATTAAAACAAATTGATATTTATACGGATTGTCTAATAATGCCGTATAAAGCATACCATTAACAACAACGCTTTTACCGCTGCCCGTTGCACCCGCTATTAATAAATGTGTTTGTTTCAACAAGTTATCATAAAAATCATATTTAATCATTATTATGCACTCCATTCTTTAAAACGTGGCCCGGGTTTTGATCACCCGGGCCGTTAATATTACATGTTATTTTTAATATCTGATTTTACTTTGTTTCTGTTAATTTTATTATAAAACTTTGTTTCCGCGGCCCGGGCCCCGCGTTCTGTTTTATAATGTTTTGTTGTGGTTCTATCGTTAGTCATGTCATGAAAAACAAGTGTGATAACATCATTTTCCCGTTTCCATTCAACGCGACCAATTAACATCGGGTAACTTGTTTTTCCCTCACCTTTTAATTTTTCATTGATATAAAAAGGCCGGTCCGCGGTGTTTTCGTCATAACAGTTGCGGCATGTATTACAGTTTCTAGCACCACAATTTATTGTTGTTGTAGGGTCATTATATACGGTGAAAACATGATCAACATATGGCCGGGCCTTTTCCGGTATATCTATAACTTTACCAACATAAAGAGACGAGACAATAAAATTCAAATTTGTGGCTTTTCCCTCACGTTGAAAAGCATTGCACCACAACATGATGTTTTTCGTCCATGCGGCAAAATGAATATACCGAATTGCTTTACACAATCTGTTATAATTCATTGCACAAATGACTGTATCAACGTCACCGTGTGACTCAATACGGCCATATCCGTTTGTTGTGGGAAAAGGTAAAGACTTGAATGCCTCAATACTCAATAAATAGTTATTGAGGATATAATAGTTAATATCTAACGCTTGCGCAAGTCCGTCATAATTGGAAACGGATAATGCCGCGTAACACTTTTCACAAATTGTGCCGGGGATTTTAGCGTATGTTTGGCAATGACTATTCATTAATACAGACGTACTAATTGAATAAAATCCATTTAATTTTCCGTTTAGTGTTGTGATATGCAAACAAGAAACGAGTTTCTTTTCCATGTCAAGGGTCATAACACCGGTGTCCGCAAGTTCTTTTTCTACGGCCTCAATAATTGCAATTTTGCGGGCCGTCTCGTTATTCTTTTTAAGTTGTGCATACCATTCATCATAATCTGTATGACCATGTTCAAATTTAAATCTCATAATTAACCACCTTTCTATTAAATACTGATTTTAAGCGTCAACTTAATGTATCTTTATTATATTAAGTTATAGCTTAAAATACAATAGTTTATGGGTATTTTTAACTATGAAATTAATCTATAGGTTAATACATATTTATGTCTTAAAATGTACACTTTTTGAGATTATATAAAACCCTGGTATCATGACATCACACCTGCCCCGGGCCCCGGCCCGCCGTTTTGTAAAGGGTATTTGATTTTATAGGGGCCCCGCGTGATCACACCACCACACCACCACACCACCACACCACCACACCGGCCCCGCCCCGGGGGGAAAACGGCCCCGGCCCGGCCCGGCCCGGGGGAATGGCTCGAGTAGAAAAATTACAAAAAGAATTAAGTTATCACTTTACATTAAGCTAAAGCTGTGCTATACTTTCCGTAGGAGGTGTGATATGAAAGCAAATGAAGTTATCAAAGAAGTCATGAGAAGAAGAGGTTTCACCAACGCATCACTCGCCGAGCAGATGGGTCTGAGCACAGCAGCCGTCATCATGAAGCTAAAACAGAAATCTGTCAGCACAGACAAGACCAGTGAGATGCTCCGTGCCATGCGGTACAAGATCGTGGCTATCCCTGTAGATGCCACAGACCTGAGTGATGCCATCAGGATAGAGGAGAAATAAGATGATCTACGGATATGCCAGAGTGAGTACGAGAGAGCAGTGCCTCGACCGTCAGCTTGATGCCCTCAATGCTTATAAGAAACTCGACCGTATCTTTACAGACAAGCAGAGCGGTAAAAACTTCGACCGTGCCGGATATCAGCAGATGAAGTCTGCTGTCGTGGCAGGTGACGAGGTGGTCTTCAAGGAACTTGACCGTCTGGGCAGGAACAAGGATGAGATGAAGAAGGAACTGGAATGGTTCAGGGACCACGGAGTGACCGTCAGGGTGTTAGATATTGCCACCACTCGCATCGACTTCCAGGAACAGGACTGGATCAGGGAGATGGTCAACAACATCCTCATCGAGGTCATCGGAGCCATGGCCGAGCAGGAGAGGGAGAAGACCAGACGCAGACAGAGAGAAGGCATCGAAGCCATGAAGGCCAGAGGTGACTGGGACCGATATGGCAGACCTAAGAAGACCTGTGAGGACTTTGAAAAAATCTCGCAAAAACAAAAAGAGGGTCTGCTTACCGTTGCCGAAGCCTGCGAGACTCTGGGCATATCGAGAGCGACCTATTACAGAAAACTGAAGGAGGTGTCGTGACGGAACAAAAGACATATGTTGTATATCAGCATGTGTTTCCTGATGGAAAACGGTATATTGGAATCACAAATGATATTCAACGAAGGTGGAATAATGGTTTTGGCTATCAGAATCAGCGGAAGGTCTTTTCACAGATTGTCAAATTTGGATGGGATAACATAAAGCATGAAGTGCTTGAATCTGGTCTGACTTTCGAAGAGGCGAAAGCACAGGAAAGCGCACTTATTGCGTCCGCTGTTAAAGCCAAGGAAGTTTTGCTCAATACTTCGGAGACAGTCATCGGGTTTAGCGAGAAACCGCTTTCCTGGGAGTCGATGAAAGCTACTCCCGATACGATTGCCAGATACGCTCATCGTTTTATTGGTGATGATTGGGTTACGGCATATAGTACTAGTGGTATGCATGCTGGCATACGGTGGTGCGACACATATGTGGAACTGCGATTGTTGCCCGAAGTGAAGGACAAAAAGATCACACAAAGGTGTCTTAGATTTGGGTATCCGCACATATACGAACTATTTTCTCTCACTTTAGGAGAACTCAGTCAGTGGATATATTCAGCACCTCGTCCGATTTGTGACAGCGTCCGATACCTGGGTAAGGTACCTGAGAGAATCATACAACTTGCTACATGACAACCGATTGAGTCGGTTGAAGTCCAATGGGACTACGAGTATTACTCGTGGTCCCTTTTTTTATTTTCTGGAGGAACTATGGACCACAAAGCATTGGAACTGCGCATAAGACGTGCGCTTGAAAAGAATCCTGATGACATCGTTATCTACGATGACTACCTCTCACTCTGCCGTGATGCAGTGGATGAGGGTCTCTTTACAGAGTCTCACGACTGGAACCACGGTCTTCTGAGGTGGAACATCATCCGGGGGCTGCGGAGGTCTGCCGAGGCAGGAGACTACGAGAAGGCCGAGAAGTTTGACAATCTCCTGTACAAATCTCTGCTCTTTGGTGCCAGGGATTTCTTTGATGATTACCTGCAGGCGGTCGAGTACGGCAAGCCCTATGACAAGAAATTCTACGCTCCCAGACGCAGATATCTGAAACGATACGTAGATGCGTATCAGGAGGTTCTGGAAGGGAAACTCGACTTCCTCTCCATCTCCATGCCGAAACGAGGAGGAAAATCCCAGATGGGTATCAACTTCATCAACATGATGTCAGGCAGGCATCCTGACAGGTCCACTCTTGCCGAAGGCACAGGTGACGCACTGGTCAACTCCTTCTATCAGGGATGTCTGGAGTACCTTGTTCAGCCCAGTGACTACCACTTCTACGATATTTTCCCCGAAGCCAAATTGGTGCAGACCAACGCAGATACCAAGATCATCAACCTTCTGCACAGGTCACGATTCCCCACCATCATGTGCAGGTCCATTGATGCGAGGCAGGTAGGTCTGTCCGAGGCTACGAATTTGCTCTACCTCGATGACTGCGTGGAAGGCCGTGAAGAGGCGAAGAACCGCCAGAGGCTCGATGACAAGTGGGAGGTCATCTCAGGTGATATTCTCGGACGAGCCATCGAAGGTACACCTGTTGTCATCTGCGGTACTCGCTATTCCATCTATGACCCGATCGGGAGACTGCAGGAGACTATGAAGGAACAGGGCAAGAGGATGAGGATCATAGAAACCCCGGCCCTTGACCTTGAGACTGACGAGTCAAACTTTGAGTTTGAGAGAGAAGGCAGGAAGGTCTTCACAACCGCCTACTTCAGGGACCAGAGAGAGATGCTCTCTGAGGAACAGTGGGAGTCGGAGTTCCAGCAACAGCCCTTTGAGGCAAAGGGTCTAATGTTCCCCAAGGGCAGGCTGAACTACTTCTTCGAACTCCCTGTAGACAGGGAGCCTGACGCTGTGATAGCTGCGTGCGACACTGCAGAGTCCGGCGAGGATTACTGCTCGATGCCAATCGGCCTCATCTACGGAGAAGATGTCTTCATCCCTGACGTAGTCTTCGACAACTCACCTGCGGAAGTCACGAAGCCTGAATGTGCCAATACCCTGAAGAGGTGGAACGTAGCTACCGTACGGTTCGAATCCAATAACGCAGGATCGTACTTTGCTCGTGACGTAGATACACTGATGCAGTCACAGGGCTACTACATGTCCGTCCAGACCCGCCGGTCAATCTCCAACAAGGTGACCAGAATCGAGTTCGCATCGGACAACATCATCAAGCACTTCTGGTTCCTGCATCCGTCCAAGTATGCCAGGAACTCCCAGTACGCCGAATTCATGAAGAACGTCACGACCATGACCAGATCCGGCAAGGTCCCTCACGATGATGGTCCTGATTCCCTTGCCATGCTTGAGGGCATGGTGCGCTCTATGTCAGGCGGTAAGGCTGAGGCAATCAACAGACCGTGGTAGGAGCCTGTTCCACATACAACATCTTGTGTAAGATGCCTGCGGATGCATTGTGTTAAGTGAATTTTATGGTATAGTCGTAATGAGAAAGTCTGTAAGGGAGGAGGATGCTGATGGCTTTTACAGGCAGACGAGAGATCACTACAAGCGTGGCTGAAGTCACCAGGGAAAACGTAGTCGGTGTCCTCAACTCGGCACTGAGCGTACACGTCCAGAACAGGGCAGAGATCGATTATCTGTATAAATACTACAAAGGGGACCAGCCCATCCTGTACCGCATCAAGGATGTGAGGCCTGAGATCTGCAACAAGATCCTGGAGAACCGTGCCTATGAGATCGTGAATTTCAAGGTGGGTTACGAGATGGGCGAGCCTGTCCAGTATGTATGTCGTTCCGGCTCAGAGGACAAAGCTGAGAAGGTGACTGAACTCAACGAGTTCTGCCTCTCAGAGGAGAAGCAGTCCAAGGACGCTCTTCTGGATGAGTGGAGGCATGTAGCAGGCGTGGGATACAGGATGATCCTTCCTGACCCCGAAGAGCCTGTGGAGGAAGAGGACGCACCTTTTGAGGTATACATCCTGGACCCTCGTGATACCTTCCTCGTCAGGAACAACGACCTGGATAAGAGGCCCATCATGGGTGTGCGCTTTGTGAAGGATGACCTCGGAGATGTCCACTTCTCGTGCTACACGAGGGACAGATACTTTGAGGTAGTGAACAACAGCATCATCATTGATGAACCTCATCTCCTCGGTGACATCCCCATCATCGAATACAGGCTCAACCACGCCATGCTCGGTGCTTTTGAGCCGGTACTGCCGATGCTTGATGCCATCAACACTACCCTGAGCAATCAGGTGGACGGTGTGGAGCAGTTCATCCAGGCACTGATGGTCTTTTACAACGTGGATATCAATTCTGACGATTTCGAACAGATCAAGATATCAGGAGGTCTGAAGGTAAAAGACATCGATCCCCAGATGAAGGCTCGTGTCGAGTACCTTGTGAACAACATGTCTCAGGGTGAGACACAGGTCCTCGTGGACAACATGTACGAGGCTGTGCTGACCATTGTGGGAATGCCCAACCGCAACGGTGGGTCTTCCACGAGTGATACCGGCCTCGCCGTGGTCTACAGGGACGGATGGAGTGAGGCTGAGTCCTACGCCAAGAACACTGAGAACACCTACAAGCTTGCCGAGAGGAGATTCCTCAAGATCCTCCTCCGTATCAGCCACGGTATGGGCAGGCTTGCGGACCTCAGAGCGTGGGACATCAAGATCCAGTTCACTCGCAGGAACTACGAGAACATCCAGATGAAGTCTCAGGTGCTCATCACGATGCTTGCCTGTGAGAAGATTCATCCCAGACTGGCATTTGAGCACTGCGGCATGTTCCCCGATCCAGACCTTGCCTACAAGATGAGCATGGAATGGGTAGCAGAGCAGGAGAAGAAGGCTGAGGAGAAGCAGAAGCAGCTGATGGCACAGCAGAAGGAATTGCAGGATGAGAAAACAACTGACACCGGAGATGGTGGAGAAGATCGAGAGCCTGCTGAGTCACGGCAGTCGGGTGGAAGTACTGGTAGAACAGGGCAGGATAACGATCGTTGAGATCCGCAGGAAGATGCGGATGAAAGAGAATGAAGACGATTCTTCCGTTTGATGAGATAAACACCCTTATCCGTGAGGACTACGTAGCTGTCGAGAATTCTGACGTTAAGGAACAGACACGCAGGATTACAGATGAAATGCTCGACATTTTAATTTTCGCCTACACTGTCGGCGTGAGTGAGACCAGAAAGGCTCTGGGAGTCGAGGTGGAAGACGAGATTGATGAGATGTACGAGATCATCTGGGCACGCATCGGCGGTGAGACCTTTGAGGACAGGGTACGCACCCACGTAGAGGCCGGTGACGCAGGCCGTCTTGCCGTCCTCGCCGAGAGCGAGGCTCACAGGGTATGTGAGACTGCCGGATATCGCTCCGCAAAGAGGGCATCTGAGGAGTTCGGCATCACGGTAGGCAAGAGATGGGAGACCATGCTCGATGACAGGGTGCGTGCCACTCACGCATACCTGGAAGGTGATGTCGTACCGCTCGACTCCGAGTTCTATACCTTTGATGGGGACCACGCACAGTTCCCCGGAGGGTTTCAACTCGCAGAGAACAACGTAGGTTGCAGGTGCAGTTGCACCTACACGACTATAGATACAGCCGGTTCCGTACCGGTTTCTATTGGACAGGGAAGTCCTTAATCGCACAAGAGAGACAACTCCAAACAGAAACACTACAGGGTGAGGGAACACCTAAAAACGCAGGAGAGAGGATGAGTTATTTAAGTGACTTACTGGGCGATGCCTATAAAGAAGGCATGTCCGAGACAGAGATTTCCGAGGCACTCCAGTCCGCAAACATCGGTGTAAAGCCGGTGACCAAACCGGTCAATACGGATGAACTGGAGAAACTGAAAAGGAGACTCTCAGAAGTAAACAGCGAATCGGCATCTTACAAGAAACAGCTTCGTGAACTCCAGGGAAAGGAGACAGCTGCAGCCGAAGAGCAGAAGGAACTGATGGACAAACTCCAGAGTGAGAATGCAGAACTGAAACGGTCAATGGCCCTTGCGGAGAGGAAGGCCTCTCTGATCGGTCAGGGATACAGCGAGGAACTTGCAGTCTCAACGGCAACTGCGATGGTGGACAACGACATGGACACCGTCCTCAAGAACATGGCACTCCACACTGAGACCATGAAGAAAGACATCACTTCTGGCATGCTCCGCAATACACCTCGTCCTCCGGCAGGATCTGAGCAGGCATCGGCCATCGACTACGCAAAGAAGATTGAAGAGGCTCAGGCATCCGGCAATACTACAGCAGCAGCTTACTATACACGCCTGCAGGCACAGGAACAGCAGGCAACCTAAGAGGAGGTTTTAACCTATGGCAGACGTATTTGCTACATCTTTTGGTGTCCTTAACTACTCCGGTATGCTCTTCGACAAGGGCAATTCCGAGACACCCTTTTCCAGTCTGATCGGCGGCAGTGCCAAGACTACCGATCACGTTGAGTTCGTAACGGGCCAGGAATACACATCCGGCGGTGGTACCCAGCCTGCGATCTCCGAGACCGCATCCCTGACGGCACCCGATGCCACAGTCGTGACTCGCACTCAGAAGACCAACGTTACCCAGATCTTCCAGTATTCTGTCGGCATCAGCTACGCCAAGCAGTCCAACATGGGTACACTCTCCGGCGTGAACATCGCAAACCAGAGTGCAAATCCCATCTCTGAACTGGACTTCCAGGTGGCACAGAAGCTGAAGGAGTGCCGGAACGACATCGAGTACACCTTCATCAACGGCGTGTACAACAAGGCCACTTCCGATGCTACGGTCAACAAGACCAGAGGCATGGTCAATGCCATCACATCCAACGTCAAGGCGATGGGCGGTGATCCCCTGAATATGTGGGCAATCGCAGATCTGCTCAAGACCATCAAAGACGGCAATGCTCCCGGCGAAGGCCTCGTCCTGTGGTGCGATGCTACCACCTACATGCAGGTCAATGGCGATGCAGTCGCAAACGGCATGACAGTATTCGAAGCAGACCGCACCATCAACGGCATCAACGTTTCCAGGATCATCACTCCTGTCGGTGAAATCTATATGAGGATCGGCAAGTACCTGCCTGCAGGCACTGCACTGCTCTTCGATCCCAGAGTCCTCGCTCCTGTATATCAGCCGGTACCCGGCAAGGGCAATTTCTTCCTTGAGGAACTCGCCAAGGTCGGTGCAGGCCAGAAATATCAGCTGTTCGGTCAGATCGGACTCGACCACGGCCCCGAGTGGTTCCACGGCAAGTTCACCGGCATCGCTACAACCTTCACTGCACCTGCAGGCAAGAATGTCGTAGTGGTGAACCCTACTACAACCGAACCCTGATAAGGAGAGCATGCAGACATGACTGATGAGGAAAAACTCGTACAACTCCAGACCCTGACAGGAGAGAGTGATGATGACCTTCTTCAGTCATGTCTGGACTTCGCAAAAGACAAGATCCTTAAAAAGCGGTTTCCTTTCGGGGGAGAGCCTGAAACCTTCCCCGAAGAGTATGACCAGATACATATCCAACTGGCAGAACATCTTTTCCTTCGTATCGGTGCGGAAGGCGAGACCGTCCATCTGGAAAACGGCATCAGCCGTCACTGGGAGGACGGTGACGCACCGGCTACCCTCATGAGGCAGATCACGCCGAAAGGCGGTGCTTTATGAGACTGATGAGAAGGAACACAAGGACCATCTGGTACGCTCTCTGCAAAGGGAGAGGACCGGTGACATACGACGAGGACGGCTACGAGACAGGCGATGGTGATGTGGAATACACAGACCCCGAAGAACTCGTCTGCAACGTAGGTCCTGCGGAGACAGGTGAGGCACTCGTTAATATCTTCGGTATCTCCGATGACTACGACCGGGTGATCCTCACCGATGACCTCTCCTGTCCCATCAAATCAGACTCAGTCCTCTGGGTAGACCATGAGCCTGCGAGTGACGGCTCCGTACCGTATGACTGCACGGTCTGGAGAGTATCCAGGTATCTCAACCATCTTGCGTACGCAGTCAAGACGGTGGATGTAGATGGCTAAGAAGGTCATAAGAGTCCCCCTCACCAAGGAAGGCATCGACAATGCCATAAAGGAACTGAGGGAGTATCAGAAGTGGCTTGAGCGCAAGCAGAAGGAATTCCTTGATGCACTCGCACAGGAAGGACTGCAGGTCGCAGAGTCAGGTTTTGCCAGTGCGGTCTACGATGGTACGAACGATGTCACCTGTCACATCGAGGACAAGGGTGATACGAAGAGGGCAGTAGTAGCTGTTGGTTCGACTGTCCTTTTCATCGAGTTCGGTACTGGTGTCCTGTATCCCGATGACCATCCCGAGGCCGGTGCCAACGGTATGATCCGAGGCGGTTACGGCTACGGGCAAGGTTCTAATATCTGGGGATGGACATACAGAGGAGACCCTGGTACGAACGGTCAGCCCATCTACACAGGATGGCAGAGAGGCAAGGTACATACTTTCGGTAACCCGGCTAACAAAGCCATGTTCCGCTCAAAGGTGGAACTTGAGCAGAGGTTCGAACAGATAGCAAGGAGGATATTCACACATGATTGATTGCGAAAACGAGGTCTACACCCTCATCGCAAATAAACTGCGTGCGGAATTCCCTGATATCTCGATCTCTGGAGACAGGGACGCTGTCGTACCTTCCTTCCCCTTTGTCAGCATCGAGATGTCTGACAACAGCACGCTTTTTAAGGTGATGGACTCCGGTAACTACGAGGTGTCTATCGTATACTTCGACATTGAGATTTATTCCAATAAACTGAAAGGTCGCAAGACCGAGGCACGAAAGATCGCAAGAGTGATCGACTCGGTTCTCACCCCACGGAACTTCCGCAGGATGGAGATGCGACATGTTGAGAACAGAGACAATCCTAACATTTACCGCATCTTCGCAAACTACAGGGTAGCGACTGACGGTAAGTATTTCTACAGGAGGTAATAGCATGGCTACATCTACCTACAAGACATTTCTGATGCACAAGGGTACAGGAGATGCCTATCAGAAACTGATCGATATCACCGAGTTCCCCGATCTGGGCGGTGAGCCTGAGTTCCTGGATACCACCACGCTCTCTGACAAGATGCGTACCTTTATCCTCGGCATCCAGAACAACGAGGGCATGACCTTCAATGCCAACTACGACAAGGCAGATTACACTGCCCTGAAGGCTCTGGAAGAGAAAGAGGAAGGATACGCCGTATGGTTCGGCGGTACTGAGGGTACTGACGGCACAGTCACTCCCACAGGATCTGATGGTAAGTTTTCCTTCACCGGCCAGCTGTCCGTACGTGTCACCGGTGCAGCTGTCAACGAGGTCCGTGGTATGAGCATCTCCATTGCTCCGTCCACCACCATCGCATTCGAATGATCATCAACACTCATACACTTTTTTAAGAAAAGGAGATAGCAATGGCTAAACAGTTGACCTTCACGTACAAGGGAAAAGATTACACTCTGGAATTCACCCGCAGGACCGTCCGTCAGATGGAGGACGCAGGCTTCATCGCATCCGATGTAGCTGAGAAGCCCATGCAGATCCTGAGGCTCTTCTCCGGTGCGTTCCTCGCACATCACAGGTCTGTCAAGACCGATGTCATCGAGGAGATCTACGCATCCCTTCCCAACAAGGATGCTCTCATCTCGGCACTCATTGACATGTACAACGAGCCTATCGAGGCTCTGATGGATGAGCCGACCGAGGAGTCGGGAAACGTGGAGTGGACGGCGAACTGGAAATAATCCCAGGGCCGTCCGGTGATCATACATCGAGAAGCGTGGTCGAACTGTTCGATGACCAGTGTGCTTACTACATCTCTATCGGGATGACATATGAGCAGTACTGGGACGGCGATGCCCAGATGCCTCGCTTTTACCGCAAGGCCGAAGAGTTGAGAAGACGGCGTGAGAACTTCAATGCATGGCTTCAGGGTGCGTACTTTTATGAAGTTATACGAGACCTCGCACCGTCTATCAACGCCTTGTCGAAGGCAAAGCCTAAGCCCTATCGGGATACTGTCATTCCCATGACAGCGTCCGAGATAAGGGAACATGAGGAGCGAAAGAAGAAGGAGCAGTATGAGCAGTCGCTGGCACGTTTCAAGGGTCTCGTTGAGCACATCAACGAGACCATAATCAAATCACAGGAGGAGCAAGATGGCAGTAGAGTTAGAGGGCCTCAGTTATGAGATAGAAGCCCAGGTCGGGGATTCCCCGAAACAGCTTGAATCACTTGCCTCCAGTCTGGAAAAACTCAAAGGAGCCTCTGGGGGTCTCAAGCTTGGTAATGTATCAAACCAGTTGAAGAGACTCACAGAGGCTCTTTCTGGTGTAGATACCAAGAATGTACTCAAACTCCGTCAGATGTCCAAGGCTCTGGGAGAGTTGGCATCCGCAGGAGATATCCGCATATCCAAGGGCATCGGCTCAGGGCTTGCCTCTATCGGCAAGGGTATGGACGAAGTCACTGACGAGAAGATTGACCGTATCGCCAGACTGGCTGAGGCTCTTAAGAAGCTTGGTGCGGTAGGACCTGTCAAGATCCCCAAGATGAAGAACCTTGACAACATCGATGATCCTGCCGTATCCGCAGTGAAGTATGCACCGGCGCCAGTCGGCAGTACCGTATCTCAGGATGACACCATCCAACAGCCACAGGCATATACCGTGGATTTCGATACGGCCTACAAACAGTGGACAGATGCCCAGTATGAACTGAGTGGTGCCGGTAAAGTCGCAGTCGGTACATACAACACTCTGAACGGCATCCTGAACACGACCAAGGGTGCGCTCGGTGCGCTTGTGGGACCGCTCAAGGCAGTAGGCGGTTACATGCTCAATACAGGCATTCCTGCGACTGCGCAGTTCGGGAAGAACCTTGCGATCGGATTTGCCAAGTTACCGCTGATGTTCGGCGGTAAGGTACTGGGCGGTGTGAAATCCCTGACATCCGGCCTTAGCGGAGTATTCTCAGGACTGCTCCGTATCGCCAAATTCAGATTGTACCGTACCGTCATCAAACTCTTCACGGAGGGACTCAGTCAGGGCATTGAGAACCTGTACTATTACTCACAGCTTGCAGGTACATCTTTTGCCGGTTCGCTCGACAGCATCGCAACGAGTGCCAACTATGTGAAGAATAGTCTGGGAGCGATGGCATCTCCTCTCATCGAGGCGGTGGCACCGGCTATCGACTTCATCGCAGACAAGATCGTTGCGCTGTTCAACCTCATCAATCAGCTGTTCTCAAGGCTGACAGGCAAGAGCACATACACAGCTGCCAAGAAGATTTCCACCACATACAAATCCGCTGCGGATTCCGCAGGCAAGGGAGCGTCAGGTGCTGCAAAGAAGGCATCCGATGAACTCAAGAAGACCATTCTCGGATTTGATGAGATCAACAAACTCAACGACCCCAACAAGTCGGCCGGTGGTTCTGGCGGCGGTGGCGGCGGTGCAGGCGGTGGCGGTGGTGGATACGGCGATATGTTTGAACAGCGTCCCATCGAGGACGGCATCGCAAACTTCGCAGACCGCATCAAGGAACTCATCAACGCAGGAGACTGGGAGGGCCTCGGAAGGCTCTTCGGTCAGAAGCTGAATGAGGTATTCGACCTCGGAGAAGATGCAGAAGCCAAGTGGACAGGATGGGGACACAAGATTTCAGGATACATCAACAACGCCATTGATGTGGCTTACGGATTCCTGGATGAGACAAACTTCCGCAATATCGGCAACCGCATCGCACAGTTCATGAACGGCATTTTCGATGAAGAAGGCGGTATCAACTTCTCCAAATTCGGAGCGACAGCGTCCCTCGCACTCACCGATGCACTCGATGGTATCATCGGATTTGTCGAGGATTTTGACACAAGAGACTTCGGCAGTGCCATCAACCGATACATGACAGGGTTCTATGACCAGTTCACTGAGTGGGTGAATGACTCCGACAAGGACTGGGAGAAACTCGGAGAAACCCTTGAAGGCAAGGTGATGGATTTTGTCTTCGGACTTGATTCTGACGAGATCGCTGAGTCGTTCGGTAAAGCCATTGAGGGTGCTATCAACGCCGGTGTTGCTATGGCAAAAGGATATATAGGCAGTGCGTTTGAGCGGTTTTCTGACTGGGTAGACAAGAAGTGGGACGAGGTAGGCCCATTGGGTGTACTCGACATCATCTTCCGTGAAATGGCAAAACCTGTTAACACATCCAATCCTCTGATAATGGCTCAGAAGTATATCATAGATCCTCTCATCGGTGCGATCATTGGTCCCGAGAACTGGAGGGACGCCAAGAAGGGTGGAGAGCAACTTATTGATAATTTCAATAAAGGTTTTGCTGAACTTACACAGGATCCTCTCGGTTTCGTCAAGCGACATATCATCGACCCGATTATCCGGGAACTCACAGACGGCAAGAACTGGGTGATGAAGCCCTTCAGTTTCCTCGATAAACTCTTCGGTGGCGGTGAGACAGAGAAGGGAGTACAGGTTCCCATCACACCCAAGGTGCAGAACAACTCCAGATCCTGGCTTGCTGATGTCGAGAAGTGGTGGGGAGGACTCTTCGGTGGCAACCGTAACACTCAGGAGTTCAAGTCACAGCCCAAGGAAGATACCAAGAAATGGCCTTCGCTCATCAGCGACTGGTGGGAGCAGAGGTTCGGCGGTAATAAGAACAAGCAGTCGTTCAAGACAGAACCCGATAAGAAGGGTACTGGAAACTGGTTAGGAAATATCCAGAACTGGTGGAACGGACTCTTTGGTGGCAAGAAGAATACACAGAAGTTCAATGCTGAAGGTGATGCTACAAAGCTGAACGATAAGATCCCCCAGACGCAGAAGCTCATCCCTACCACAGCCAACATGACCAAGGGTCAGGATTCGATACCGGCATCCCAGAAGATCTTTCAGTCTATCGCAAATTTCCTGAAAGGCAAGGATCAGATACCGGCAAGCGAGAAGACCATTTCCATCACTGGTAACTTCACAAAGAAGAAGGACGGACTCTCAGCAAGTGAGAAAGAGTTCACTACCCTTGCCTACTTCAATTCCAGAAAAGACGGACTCTCCACATGGGAGCACAGGTTTGAGACTCGGGCGTACTTCAATTCCAGAACAGACGGACTCTCTGACAGTGAACGTAAACTGGATGCGAAGGCATATTTTATCAAAGCGACCCAGAAGAAGAACTTCACCATCGATGTAATCGGTCATATTATCCGCACGAGCAACGGATCCCGTGGATATGCAGCTGAAGGCGGTGTGTTCACAGCCAAGGGTAAACAGCCCATCACCAGATACGCAACAGGTGGTCTTCCTACAGGTTCTCAGCTTTTCTGGGCAAGAGAGGCCGGTCCCGAACTGGTCGGTACTCTGGGAAGTCACACCGCCGTCATGAATAATGACCAGATCGTAGCGTCCGTATCGAGCGGAGTCGCACGAGCCATCGCAGGTATACACTTCCGCTTAGAGGGCATGAAGGCTCCAGAGCCGATGCCTATCGAAAGCTACGTGAGTACACCGGAGCCTACACGGACAGATGGCAACGCCGAGATGCTGACTGAGGCCAGACAGCAGAATGCGCTCCTCAGAAGGCAGAACGACTTACTGCAGAGACTGCTCGACAAGGAGTCTACTGTAGAGGTTACAACGAAACAGTTTGCGTCAGCCGCAAACAGACAGAACCGCAGAGAAGGCCGTACCACTATCGCCGTATCTGCTACATAAGGAGGGACAATGGCAAACCCTATTGCATCCGTCAACGGAGCGACAGTCCGCTGTCCCTCCAAATACCAATACGACTTACAGGATGTCTCAGCTTCGGACGCAGGCCGTACCGAGGCTGTGACGATGGACAAGAAGCGCATTGGGCAGTGCGTGAAAATCGAGTTGGCTTGGAACTACATCACCACTGCCGAGGTGTCCAAGATCCTGAAGGCCTTTAATCCTGAGTACATCCAGGTACGATTCCTGGATGCGCTTGAAGGCGGTTACCGTACTTCTGAGTTCTACGTGGGAGACCGTACTGCTCCCATGTACAACGCAGAGATGGAACTCTGGGAAAATGTTTCCTTCAACATCATCGAGAGGACAGGCAGATGATCACATGCACACAGGAGGTCAGGGACCTCTTTATGGCATCACACAGACAGGTGATGCGCATCACCCTTGAGGGCGGTGCTATCAGGGACAGCGAGAGAGTCTACGCTGTCCTCTCAGACTCCTCTACCGTACCGCTCGGGGCACTCGCCCTTGCGGACGGCACGACTGCAGGAGCGGATGCCGACTGGGCACTCTTCCGCAACTACATCACTGATATCAGTCAAGGTATCGAGATAACCGAGGCAGACATACTTGTAGGCGGTTTCACACTGGACAGATATTCGATGTGCACAGACCGTATCGAGATTGGCTCTGCGGTAGCGTCTGAACTGACACTTACCCTTCAGAACTTGATTGGTACATTCGATGCCGTACGGTTCGAAGGTGCTGAGATGCATGTGGAACTGGGAGTCAAGGACTGGGATACAGACTCTGAGGTGCAGTGGATTTCCCTTGGATACTTCACTGCGGACAAACAGCCCAAGAACACATCCACGGTAAAGGTGACAGCCCTCGACAGGATGGTGCTGTTTGATAAAGACATCGACTGGGATCAGTACACATTCCCCTGTACACTGCAGTACCTCATCCAGAGGACCTGTACTCTCTGCGGAGTGACTCTGGCTACAAATCTTACTACACTCCCCAACTATGATTACGAGATTACATACTGCCCTGAGACCACTCTTCCCTACCGCACGCTCATCCAGTGGGGAGCGTTCCTGACAGGTACATGTGCGCTGATGAATGAGAACGGACAGCTTGCATTCAGGTGGTACACAGACTGCGGAGTTACCATCGGAGCAGGACAGCGGTACTCTCATGACATCGAGGAAGATGACATCACTATCTCAGGTGTCTACTACAAGGCCGAGAGTGGACTTGAGTATCTCGCAGGCACAGCGGACTACTGTCTTGAGATGAACGGATGCCAGATACTGCAGAACAATGTAGAGGACGCACTGGCGAACATCTATACCTCAAGAGGTGGGTTTACCTACCGTCCCTTTACCGCTGTGATACAGAGTGCCCCCTTCCTGGAACCGCTTGACATGATCACGTTCACAGATAAAAACGGAGTGAATCACCCCTGTATCATCTCCAAGATTACATTTACAGGCAACGCCAGTACGCCAGTGTCGGGCGTAGGCGAGACAGCCACGCAGGCATCCTATGCAGGACTCACAGGACTGACAAGGGAACAGACGCAGGCTGTGGACGATGCCAAGAAGTATGCCACCAACTACCTGAGCAGTGATGCCGGCGGTATCATGGTGGCGAACATGACGGACGGCAAGCGGTACACTCCCAGTGAAGTCCCTGACGATGTGAAGAATACGTACATCGACAACGAGAGTTTCCAAGTCCGTGACGGACAGAAAGTCCTTGCACGCTTCGGGGAGGATTCGCAGATTGGAGCCGATGAGAGCAATCACCTCGGGATTGATACCACAGGAATACAGGGTGTCAATGAAGAGGGTGTCAATGTTTTCAGTGTCGATATGGACGGTGGGTCCCTTCCGTACAGTGGAAAAAAGACATTTTGGTATAACTCTACATACTATGAGCGTGATGTAAATGAATCTAACCCGAGTGTAAATCACGCATACATAGAAGATAGGGAACATGATTTCGCTTTACTCAACTGTACACGTTTTACTGACAAGTATGAACTGGTTCTTACCTATAGTGATAGTACAACTGAAACCGATTGGATATCTGGTGATTTTGTAAACGATAAAACAATAGACTATGAACACAGGGTTTATGTAGATATTACAAAACCATATGCTTCAATACGTCTCAAATTTTGGTGGCAGCAAGGTGAACTCCGTCACAGTTACGAAATCCAATATATTAAAGATACCTCTCTTTCTCGATATGTGACGAACGTTCATATCAAAGGACCGATTACTGAATATTCTGGATATATGTTCGTACCTGCCTATTCTCTCGGTATTCGCAGAGACTACAACATAGGTGAGATTGGTGCATTTACAGGAATATGTGGTGAGTTTCTTTCGGCAAAAACTCGTGACCAATTCGCCTGCGGACGTTTCAATCGGGACGAGAGTGACTATGCGTTCATGGTGGGCAATGGTTCTACGGATGAAGAATCTAATGCTTTTGCTGTCACATGGGACGGAAATCATCTGATGGCACTCGACACAGAAGCAACCACAGGAACGGATGCGGATTTGTATAACGCTATAACTGCTCTGGGGTGGGAAGATGAGGTGATTCTATGATTGACACCAAGAAACTGCTGACAAAGATACTCAGCAAACTTGTTCCGCATACTCTATACAACACAAAGCTGACAGCCCCATCCACACAGAACGAATATGCTTATGCTTCTATACCAAGCCTTGCCGATTATAATATAGTCCTCATGCGGTGTGAATGTCACAATACAAGACAGCTTCTCGTGTTCTGCAGGCTGTTCGGCGATAACCCAATGTACATGTCAGATATGTCTGGTAACACATATGTAAGAGGTAGTTATCTTGTTGATTGGAGTAGTGATGAAATAGGGGTCAGATGGGTTAATGGTACATCTGCATTAGCAAACAATGTCTATGTACAACAAGTATATGGTATTTTATAAGGTGTGAATAAATGTCAATAATAGGATTTAAAGTAAATGGTAGTACAGAGCAATATAATTATCCAAATCTTGATAATAAGCCTGTACCAGATGAAACACTTTCACAAGAAGGGCAGCCTGCTGATGCTAAAGCTACTGGAAATGCAATAGGGGCAATAACACCACAATTCACAGATTCTAATAATGATGGTAATATAGTTATTACATTAGGATAAGGAGTACGCTATGATAAATATAACTTCTTATAAACAAACTACTTACAATAGTAGGGAACAGAGATATAATGGACATGTAGAAGGTACTTGTTTATCTACTGACACTAAACCAACTAATTGGGATGGTGGCTCAATACTGTTAGAAATAGATACCTCTAAAGTATATATGTATGATGCACAGAATGAGCAATGGAGAGAATGGTAATGTTTGATATTGTTTCTTATATTCTCGGCAAAAAGTCAGGAGAAAAGACTGTAAATCTTGATTCAGATAATTATACTTTCTCTGATGACGGAGACGGTAATGTAACAATAGAGGAGCGTGGCGAATAAATGGCAGATAAAATATTAAAATCTATCACATTTCCAAATTTACCAGATAAATATATTATACCTGAAATAACAGTTGATTCCACTCCCACACAGGGCAGTACAAATGCTGTGAGCAGTGGTGGAGTGTATGAGACTCTGGATACATTGCAGGCGCAGATTTCGCAGATTGATACCGATGAGTTTGACCGCAAGATTTACGCCGCATATGTGACTGATACTGCATCCGGTTCCATCGCGTCTTTTCCCGATGGCGCTGATGATATTCCCCTCAAATCCTGCATTGTGCAGATTGCGCCTGTGCAGGCAGGAAGCGGAGACCCGTCACCTGATAATGTACGGCCTATTAGTGGGTGGACGGGTGCTAATGTCGTTCTAGCTGGGAAGAATTTATTTAATGTAGCAGACGTTGAAGAAGGTACTATTAGTACAACAACGGGCGCCAATGTTTCCAACACTTCTCAGAAAAGGACCTCGTTATATATTCCGGTAAAGGGCGACACTAAATATCGTGTTGACGGAACAACCGCCGGAGTTAGACTCCACTTTTATGATAGTGCGCAAAATTATCTCAAAGATACGTCTATCGTAACATCTAACGTTTTTATTGTACCTGAAACCGCATCATATATTCGTATAGCAGGAAATACTGCAAATGTTGAACAAATAACTCAAATTGAAGCCGGTGAGTTAGCAACAGAAGTGCAAGACTATGTTGCGCCAACAGGATTAAATGTTACCTTCCCCGAAGAAGCAGGAATCGTCTATGGTGGAATATTAGATGTTACACAAGGTAAACTGACAATAACTACTGGCATAATAAACTTGGGAACATTGAAGTATACAAAAAATGACAATGTGCAATATGCATATGCATCCATAAATGATATGGCGGTAAATCCAATAATTCACTGCGATTCGTATGAGGTAGTTTCAAATCAAACAGGCGCGTCATCAATTCAAAATGCTCAAATAAAGGGGCGAGCGTCAGATAATATTATTTTCATTCGAAATGATGATTTCTCGACTGGCTCTGAATACAAAACCGGGCTTAACGGATGCTATCTCACATACACGCTTGCTGAATCCAATGTCTACTATCTTGCCCCGCACGAAATTCGCACGCTTCTCGGCACAAACAACATCTGGGCTGATTGTGGGGATGTGAGTGTGGAGTATCGGGCGGATGTGACGGAATATATCAGCCGACTCACAGAGCCGGATGCTGACATGGTAGCAGATGCAAACATCGTCAGCGGACAGTATTTCATGGTCGGCAACAATCTGTATCGAGCAACAGCAAACATAGCATCAGGGGCAAGTGTTATAGTGGGGACAAATGTCACAAAGGTATCACTTGCACAGGCACTCAATGAGATTAATCAGTAAGGAGATTGAGCCATGTATAACTTTTTTATCGTAAGAATCACTAACCGTGTAGACGGCAGTTTTGGCAATAGCGTCAAAGCGTATGAGCAGGAAGCCGATGCACTGAAGGAGTTTTTCCGGCAGGCAGGACAGGCGGTGGATACTACGCACCTCACCGACAGCGTGACCATGCTGACAAAGGAAGGTTTCGAACTCCGGCATGAGGTCTTCCTGCATGATGCACCGGAACCGACTCCCGAGCCGGAAGAGGTGACGGAATAATGGCACTGACATATTGTTTTGAATCCAACTACGTGGCGAGAACGCTTGCGAAGTGCAGGAAAAATGACCTTGCCGTAGTTGATACGGAAGGACATGAACTTTCCGTCAAGAATACCGTAAGCCGTGGCGTGTGGGTGTATGGATATTTGAATGTAGGGGCGCTGGAAAAAGAACGTCCCTATTACGAGAAATTCAAACACCTGAGACTCGCTAAATACGAGGGGTGGGAAGATGAATATTGGATTGACCCGACTGCCAGAGAATGGCAGGAACACATTCTCAGCCTTGCAAAGCAGATAAAAGCCACAGGTGCAATCGGGCTGTATCTGGATAACACAGATATTTACTACATGCTCAAAGAGCAGGAAATCAGCAAAGGGTACAGCCGGAATCTTCCATCTGCGCAGGCAGTGTACACGGCACTCAGCAACATGGTTCTGAAGATTAATGCACTTGGCTTGATTGTAATGCCTAACGGCGGGGATGTATTTGTGAGGAAATTTATCAGGGCACATCCGAACATCATCAAGACTGTTAATCAAGAAGGCGTGCTGTATCAGGACAAGAAAAAGCAGTCGGCAGAGGATACCAAGTATTACACGGAGCATCTGGACTGGTGCAGGAAGAAAGGTATTTATATCCGGGGTATTGAATATCCCAAAACAAAAGCGCAGGCGGTACATGCACAGCTCTATTACAAAAAACACAGATGGCAGGGAATATATATTTCTTGGCACAAAGAACTGAGAGGTGATTAAATGACAAGACTGGAGCTCATTTGCGCCGTGTCTGACGTTCTGTTGAACCTCTACGGCAAGAATCCACAAAGGGCAAAAAAGTTAACTGCCAAATTCGGCAGTAAAGGTGCTGACGAAATCCAAAAAGAGGTCAACACTGTCGTATCGCAGAAGACTGAGACCAAGTATATGGCTGTTGCCTGTATTGATGAGCATTATGGTAAAGGCAAAGAACGCAGAAAGAAACTCGGTAAATGGTACACCAAGGTTCAGGATAGGATCGATTACATCTACTCGATGAGAGGGCGGTCTCTCACTTCGGTAGCAAACCTCGTTATCGGCGGTCAGTTTGACAAGGACGATGCACGAGTCCTGCTCCTCAAGTTCTGTGGATATGACCCTGTGAAGGTACAGGCAGAGGTTGACAGGATCCTTGCCACAAAATCTCAGGCACAGTTCTGTGTGTATCCTATCTGGTTCTTCCAGGGGGATGAATCGCTCTATGGAGACTGCACGGCAGTCCTTCAGTTTAATAAGGACGGTTCTGTCAGGCACTGTATCCTCATTGATACAGCACAGGCGAAAGCCTCTGCTACGGTCATCCGTAAGCTGAAGGCGATCGGTGTCAAGCGGATTGATGCCGTAGTTATCAGTCACGCACACGGTGACCACTATGGTGGACTCACAAACATCCTCAGAGCGTTTGCTGTCGGCAGGCTCTACCTTCCTGACTGCACCGGCCTCGACAGGTATCAGAAATCTTACGGCAACGCCATCCGCAGACAGGCAAAGAAGGTGGCAAATCACGTCTACCTCAAAGCAGGTTCTGCTTTTACGGTCGGCGATATAAAGTGCAATTGCATATATCAGGCACCAGCCGACAAATTAACGGAGCATGATGATCACCACTTCGTCAATAATCAGTCCATCGTACTGAGATTTGATTTGGGTGGTATCATCTACCATACGGCTGGAGACCTTCAGAATGAAGGCAACAATCTCCTCGTAAAGGCCGTAAAGAACCTCAAATGCCACATCTTCAAGTGCCAGTGGCACGGAGATGCCAACGCCTGCAACGAAACCATCTGCGAGGCTGTACGTCCTGACTATGCCTTTTCCAATTATCACCACGCACCCGATCGGTCAGGGAGAGGCAAGACAAGGGAGAGGCTCCGCAATGTGGGTGCGAAGTTCTACAGTAACAATCCTGATGGTGATATCTACTTCCTCATCAGGAAGGGCAACATCTATGTAAGCACAAAGAGATAGGAGAAAGAACATGGATATTGTAGTATTCCTCGGTAACTTCCATTTCCGTAACGAGATCCTTGAGTTGTTCGTACCCATCATCATGATGGGCGTGGATTTCCTCTCAGGCACATTCGGAGCATTCATGACACACACATTCCAGTCAGCAAGGATGAGGGCAGGACTCACCAAGAAGGTGGGTGAGATTTCCATCATCGTCATCGGTGCTCTTCTTACCTACGCACTGAGCCTTCCTTCCCAGATCCTCGCAGGTATCTCTCTTTATATTATTTTTATGGAAACTATGAGCATCTGCGAGAATGCCAAGAAGATGGGGTTTGAACTCCCCGGGTTCGTGTCGAAGGTACTCAACACTGTGGATGCTACCCTCAAGGAAGAGGATGTGAGCGAGGCCGTCAAGAAGGTTGCAGAACTTGAAGCAGAGATCAAGAAGCTTAAAGGAGAATGATATGCAGATAAGGATTCCTGACGCATCAGAACATCAGGGCAAGATCGACTGGACAACTGCCAAGAACAGCGGTGGTATCGCCGGTGCCATCATCCGCATCGGGTATGGCGATGATATCAAGTCTCAGGACGATCTGTACGCACTCTACAATATGCGTGAGTGCAAGAGACTGGGTATTCCCTTTGCGGTATACATCTACTCGTACGCACAGAGCATCGAGCAGATCCGTTCCGAGATCGCACACACCAAGAGAGTCTGCAAGGGATTTGAGCCTGTATCCTACTGGCTCGACCTTGAACAGAGACAGAATCAGAACCTGTGGAAGAAGGCATCCGAACTCTGGAAAGAGGCCTTCGGGGACAAGGCCGGTTGCTATTCTTGGCAGTGGGGATTTGAGAAGCACATCAAATCCGGCAGACGCTGGATCTGTGCTTACGGTACGAACAACGGAAAGCGTCAGCTTGCCTACAAGCCTACACTGTCCTGTGACGGATGGCAGTTTACTTCCAGAGCACTCGTCCCGGGCATCAAGGGTTATGTAGACATGAGTGAGTGGTACGCTGACTTTGACGGTATCAAACCTACAGAAGTCAAGAACGTACGCAGAGAAGTCCTTAAGAAGGAAGTCGCAGCTATGATCATGCTCCACCTGTGTACCCACAACGCTCATGGTTATACGCAGGATATGACCGGCAGACAAGGTACGGGCACTGAGGTCATCGACATCTACGGTGTGAAGTACACCATCAAAGGTGGAGACAGGGACTGCTCGTCCGCAGTGATCAATGCTTATGAAGCTGCCGGCATCTCCTGTGGCGGTGCTACGTATACAGGCAACATGCGCAAGTGCATGGTCTCTACAGGAAACTTCGCTTGGCGTAGCATGAACTTCATTGCCCAGATGGGTGATACCTATCTCAACGAGGCAAACCACACAGCGATGTGCCTGTCGGCAGAGCCGGATGTCCTCATGGAATTCTCCATTAACGAGAAGGGTACTGCTCTCGGCGGCAAGGTCGGAGACCAGAAACAGAAGGGTGAGTACGACTCTACATATGGCCGTGGGGAGTCACACCTCAAGAAGTACTACGACTATCCCTGGAACGGCATCCTGCAGTGCACCAATGACGAGGTGGCCTTCTACGTTGAGGCAGACGGCACGATCACTTATCCCGATGGAAAGAAGGAGGAAACAAAGGTGGAAGTAAAGATGCCTGAGAAGACAGATACGGATCTGGCAGTCGAGGTGCTCTTCGATGTACACGGATCCGGTGACAAGAGGAAGAAGGCACTGGGAGGAAGGGCAGACGCTGTACAGAGCGAGGTACAGAGACTGTGGGACTCTCCCCACGAGCGCACACAGGCTGAGAAGGCTTACTTCAAGAAGTTTGGGTGCAAGAATCTGATCTGAGCACAATTGGATATCCAGTGCATTATAAAAAATCCCCGATGGCTTTAAAGGCTGTCGGGGATTTATTGTGCTATACTGGTGATATACAAATCTGCGAAAGGTCCGCATAAACACTGGGTCTTTCTTCAGAATGCCGTTAATCTTTCTTTAAGAAAAAGGGCTTTTAGAATCTGGAGACCCAGTAGATATGCGGAGATAGAACGAATTAAATCGAGATGGTGCTATACAAATGCTATACAAATGATATACAAATCTTTTTGATCTCCTCGCACAGGTCCTCGGGAGATACATGGGTGTAAACACCTTCTGTCACATCGGTTATCTTGTGTCCCAGTATCCTCTTACGCCTGTTGACAGGTACGCCAGCTGACTCCATCAGGGTAGCGCATGTGTGCCTGCCGTCATGGGGTTTGTGGTCCATTCCCTTCTCTTCCATGTAGGGATTCCAGACATTCTCCCGAAACCGTCCGAGAGCACGGTGCTTTTTCTGCATCCACACTCTCACAAGAGGGATGATGTCAGGGTGCAAGGGTATCACCCTGTCCTTTCCTGCCTCGGTCTTCATGCCTGCGATAAGGTACCCCCTCGCCAGATCCTCTTCTGTGATGTGTGCTGTGAGTAGTTCAGACGGCCTCATGCCGGTGTAGGATGTGATGAGGGCAAACATCGGTGCTTCGTTTCCTCTGTCCTTCCACAGGGTCCGAAGTTCGTCCTCTGTAAAAGGCTTGTGTATCGCCACAGGGTCTTTAAATTCTCGGGTGATGTGCTTGGAGAAGTCAACGGTCGTGTACTCGTACTTGATGGAGAAATCTGCAACACCTCTTAAAACTATGAGCATATTATTGACCGTGGACTCACTCATGTGTCTGTTGGCAGATACCACAGGCTGTATGTCGCTGTACCTGAGTGATGCCACCTTCCGGTCGTGGAGAGGGGCGAGTCTCTTGAAAGCAGCATTTCTGCCCGATCGGGACGAAGCAGACAGACCCTTCTTGCTGTTCTCACATTCTGCCATCCACCTCTTATACACTTCCGCAAAGGTGGGAGTCTCCCTTATTGACTCGTGCTCGTGTACCTCAAGCCCCTTGTTCCAGTCGGCGAGGTAGCTGACCGCATCTCCTCTCTTGGCAAAGTATCCCAGGTATCTGTACTTACGCTTTGCTCTGCCGTCCTCTATCACAGTCTCAGTACTGATGCGCACAGCATATGGCTTACGCCTTTTCCCTCCCAATTTTATGATCGAACCGTATTTGTTGGGCAATCTCATGGTGTACCTCCGTGAGCATAGTACTCTATCTCATCTGCTGTCATCTCTTTCTCAAAATCACAATTCTGTATGTGTCCGAGTTCATGCCGGTAGTGCCTTGCCCGATCCTCGGCTGAGAGCCGGGCATTGAGCACTATGGTATAACTGCCGTCAGCGTTCTGCCTGACGAATGAGTAGATGGTGGTAGGCAGGTCTGTAAGTTTAATGTAAATCTCAGGAGTCATCTCCAAACCTCTCTAACAATTCTCGTACTATATGTATGTCTTTCCTGCTGACTTTCATAGATGCGTCAAAGAGGGACTTGTACTCGGGATGCTCTCTCAGGAAGTCAGCATACTCACGAGCCACGTTGTCTATGTAGTGGGAGCGAGGTATCAGCGTGGTCTTGTCCGTCCTTCCCAGAAGGTAGTCGATGTCTACATTAAAGAAGTCGGCTATGTTCTCAAGATCTTCACGGTGAGGCACTCGGTTACCGGCTTCGTACATACCTACTGTACTTCTGGAAATCTTTAGTTGTTTTGCCAATTCCGTCTGAGTCAGGTCTCGACTCTGCCTCAGTTCTTTGAACACATCTTTGAATGCTTTCATGGTGTACACCTCCTAGGATTATTGTACACAGAACGTGAACAAAAATAAATTGGAAAAATGTCACGAAATGTGTTGACAGTGTTCACGGAGCGTGATAATATAGGTCTTGTCACGGAGCGTGACACACAAATCTAAAGAAAGGAGGGTACCGGATGGCACGAATCAGTGGCTACGGAGCGAGGCTCAAGGCACTGAGAGGTGATAAAAGCCTCGATGAGGTAGCAAACGCAACAGGTCTCACCCGATCCGCAATCTTCATGTATGAAACTGAAGAGCGGATTCCCAGGGACGAGAACAAGGTCGCTCTTGCAAAATACTTTGGCAAGAGTGTACAGGAAATTTTTTTTGAGTCCGAATGTCACGATACGTGACATCACGGAAATTGTGCAGTTTTCACAAAGGTAGGTAATGGACAAAAAAAAAAAAAAAAAAAACAGGCTCGGGGGACTGGGCGGTGTTGAG